CTTCATTAGCTTGTACTTGAGCTATTAAAGTTTTATAGCTATTTTCAGTAGCTACTAAGCTCTCATAACGATCTACAGCTTTTGAAACTAGATGAAGAGTGATTACAACTACTGCTACACCAGCAATAATGTAAAGACTATATTTTTTAATAATTGACATTAGCGATACTCCTTGTGCTTTAGAACTAATAAATTGGTTGGTTAAATCATCCTTGTGGGATGACATGATATGTTGTAAAAGGTTTAAAACGAAACTGATAAACATGTTAACATCCTCCGAGGATGATAGAAATTTAGTGAATATAACTATTTGTTAACAATTCTATAGATCCCTATATATTTAATGGTGTTTTATGTCCAAAACCTATATCTTTCCTTTGGATAGGAAAAAGTTTAGTACCAAGGGTGCATTATATGCACATATTGAAGAATCTTTTCCTAATCTGATTTCGGATCAAATGCCACCTTCGCGCCTCTATTTCAATTTGAAATATGGTAAGACTACTGGCAAATGTGTAATGACCGGTAAACCAACCTTATGGAATACAATTACTGAGCGTTATGAACGTTTCGCAGATGATAAGGCTAAAGAAGCTTATCGTGAAATGTTTAAGAAGCGTATGATGTCTACATATGGTAGTACACATATTCTAGATGATCCAGAACAGCAAAAGAAAATGCTTAATAATCGTAGTATTTCTATTGATTATAAATGGGCAAGCGGTGAAATCACACGTGTAAACTCTAAACTGGAAGAGCGATTCTTACTGTTTGTTGAAAGCACCTATAGATTCAATTCTGCTTGCTTTACTGAACCACCAACCATTTATTACAAATTGGATAATGATACATCGGCTTTCTATCTACCAGATTTTTTTATTCCTTCTCTAAACTTGATTATTGAAATCAAGGGCTCAAATCCGCACTATCAGGAGCGTGATAAAGGTAAAGAAGCTTTAAAAGAACGTTACACTAAGAAAGAAGGTTTTGCATTCGTGCAAGTGAATGATGAGAACTACTTAGAATTTAACGATTATTTTATGCAGAATGTTTTAATGAACTAAATAATATTCATACAAGGAGCTAATAACTTACTATGCGAATCCTTAACTATTTAGAGATACGTACATTTGTGCGTAGTGGTTCATTCAATATTGATTTGAATCAAAATCTATATCAACACCCGTTTTATGCACACCTTAATATCGCTGATATTGATAGTGGCGTAAAACATCTAGCATTTATGGGACACTTTACTAAGATTAGTTCAGCGTCTGCTAACCCAGCTAATAATGAACTATTGAAAGAGTTAAAAGAAATTAATGTATGTGCTATTTTGAATCCGGCAAAACCATATGAAAATATTCGCAATGTGCCAAAATTTAAAAGATTCGTTGGTCGCTGTAAGAACTACTTACGTCATAGACCAAGAGTCACTATCAAGCCTTATCAAACTGTGGTTTTACCGCTTAATATTTCTTTTATACATGGGATCCATGTCCCAGAAGTATCTCTTCAATTAGATGAGAAATTATCTTCAATAGGATTAGTAAGTACTGGAATCTTCCCTAGTGCTAATAAAACACTAACCACTTATGTATCATTGCATAACAGTAGTTCGAAGACTATTGTACTTAAAGACCTTATTCCACTTGGTAAGGTATCTATTCTTCAACGTTGAGAAAAGTTATGTCATTATTTATTAAAGTTGCAACAACTGGTGATACAGTTCTCGCAGAAGCTGTATTAGCTGAAGATTTTGATTCTGCTATGGATTCTTTTACTAGTTATGCAGAGCGTAAGCTACGTGGTTACTCAGTAAAAGAAATTGATGTGTTAGCTAAAGCTGCTAAGACTATTGACAGTGAAGTCAAAAAACGTGAGACACTAGAACGAATTAATAACGCTCTGGTTGATGCACGCGCTGCTCTAGTAAAAGCTAAGGACACTGATAAGAAGAAAGAACTACGTACTCAAATCGAAGTTCTTACTGAGCTAAAGACTAAAGTAGCTGCATTCAAAGTAGTTGAACACCCTGAAGAAGTTGAGCATACAAAAGCACCTAAAGACGTCATTAACCTTGACGAACGGTAATTCATATGGCTAATGATTATGCGAATTATCCAGTAGATCCTACAGCTGAAGCTGGTAAGCAAGAGTTAATCTTCAAGCTTACTGCATTCAAAACTACAGGTAAATATACTGATTATCAGGCATTTGCAATCAAGCTTCAAGAACTATTATTGATGGAACCTGGAACTCATCCTGATGCATTAGGTATGGGAGTTGGTATCCGTAACTCATTAATGGATCTACTTGATTCAGCTACTATTGATGATTTAACTAGACGAACTGAACAACAGATCGCTACTTATCTTCCAAACAACATGCTGAAAAAGATTGAATTTATTAAGAATGGTAAAGAAGGGGACAGGAATCAGCTTTACCTATTCGTTCACATTAATAAAGAAGACGAGAATTTCGCTAATAATTTCTTTGCCATCGGTTTTGGTAATGATGGTTCCAAGACACGTGAGACTATTTCGTCTATTCATATGTAACTCCAACTCACTTTTCTAAGATGTGACGCAATTGAACTAAATATTAGATAATAAATTTCAATTGTGTCACTTTAAGGTATATGCAATGACTACTAACAACACTCAAGATTCAAACGCTATTGGTTCACTCGACGAACTAAGTCATCTACTAGCTGGCTTTGAAGCGAATGCAGAAGCTACTATCGAAACTGGCCTAGCTCCAGAGGTAGTAGAAACTTCACCAGCTGCTGAAAGTATCTCAATCAATTCCGCTCCTGTAGCTGCTGAACGTCTACCTGTTCAAGCTACTGTAGATGTCATGCCTAATGATGATATTCTAGCACCTGTATATGCTACAGAAGAAGTAACTCCTGCTGCACAAATTCCAGAAGTACCTACTCTACAGGCTACTCTGGAAGCTGATGCAGTTCGTGATAAAGATGACGGTAAATTTGAAGAAGTTAAGGATGCTCTTCTAAGCGTACTTCGTCAAATGCATGCTGATGTGCAAGCAAATGCTGTTAATAAAGGTAGTCGTGTAAGTCAAGTTCTTAACGCTGCAGTGATCGATCCGAATAATATCGAAATCGCTCCTAGCAGCAATGATCCTATGTCTATTCATACACAACTGCGTATTATTGCCGCTGCTAACCCTGAAATTACTTTCCCTGTAATTGCTCTTAAGAGTGGTTACAAAGCTGATATGCTAGCACTGTCTAACGCTGATAAAATCGACGTACGTAACCTAAAAGGTAGTGTACTAGATCAGACTTCTAAAATGCTTCGTATCATCTACAATAAGATTCAAGATACTACCGTTGGTAAGATCTCTTATGATGAATTCCTAAACCTTACCGCTGAAGACGATTATGAAACTCTGCTTTTTGGTATCTTTACTGCTACTTTCCCTAATGCCACTGAGTACAATCTAAATTGCCCTCATTGCAAACAGCAAAACAACCTATCTATCTATCCTGGTCAGCTCATTGAAGTTATTGACAAAGAGCGTGCAGGCAAGTATGTACAAGAAGTTCTAGGCGGTTATAACCGTGGTCGTGAATTCCTAGCTAACTCTCTAGTTGCTAAGTCTGAACGTAAACTACTACCTACTTCTAAAATTATTATTGAAGTGGCTACACCTACTTTGCGTAATATGCTGGCTAACCTGATGACTGTTGAACGTCTGAAGAACCATAATGGCGAGCTACTTGCCATTACTAAGCATATCAGCAAAATGTATATCCCTGATGTCAATGCTATGGCTCAAGGTCGCGTTATCTATCATGAGATCACTTCAAAAGATGATATTCTACCTATTCTGGTTAAGCTTCCTGCTGCTGATATGACTGCTACCCGTGCTGCTATTTCAGAACGTGTACGCCAGTATCACATTGAATATCGTATTCCAGATTTCAATTGCGCATCCTCTACTTGCAGCAAGCCTATTACAAATGTAGGTATTGACATGATGAACCTGATTTTTTTAGGTATCGCAGAGGAACTGTAAGCTTCATTGAAGAAGCTCCAGAAAATGCTCAAGTAGCAGATAAGGCATACAAAAATAGCCTTACACGTCTAGTATCTATAATGGATGCATTCTCACATGGTATGGATTTTCCATACCTAATGGGTTTGTCCATTCCATTCATAGATGACCTATTTGACGCACAGCTAGTGTATCTCAAAGAGAAACGCAAAGCTGAAAAAGAAGCAATGAATTCAACGTAACCTTATATAATGCTAATCAGACATCTATTGTTTGATTAGCATTTCTTTTTTCTAGGAGAGCTTCATGTCTTTAACTTTCAACGAACCACAACTGCTAGACCGTAACCAACTAAACAGCACCACCAATAAAGTTCTAAATCATCTATATGATATTTTAGGTAATAGTTATGGTCCATTAGGTGAAAACACTATTATTCATCGTAATGGTGATAGTCCAGTAGTAACCAAAGATGGTCTAACCATTCTTAAATCAATTCGCTTTGAAGAGCGTCAAGAATTCGATATCTATCGCCTAATCTATAGCATCTCATCTGCTCTAGTAGATAAAGTTGGTGATGGTAGTACTTCAGCTGTTATCTCAGCACGTAACCTATTCAATGAACTAGTTGGCGTACGTGAAAACTATCGCAATGGCCGTAAGTTCAATAAAGCTTTGACACAAGTTCAAGAAGTCATTGGTGAAGTAATTAAACTATATCTAACCCGTGAAGTTAGTGCTGATGCAGATGAACGCCGTCAAATTCTATCACAGATTGCCGGTGTATCGAACAACAATGACTTTGATATTGGTGCAGCAATTGCTCAAGTAATGTCTTCTTGCAATGCTGATTCTATTATCAAGATCAAAGATAATCCACGGGAAAACAGTGAAACTATTTCCTATACTACTGCTAGTGGTTTCTCTATTGATAAATATCGTCTAAACCACGGTCTTTATTTCACAGGTGAAAAGACTAAGCATGGATTTGAAGTAGATAATGCTCTAGTATTCATGACCTATAATATGTTAGAAGTTCATTATAAATATATTATAAAGAATATTCTTCCTGCAATGAAAACTAAAGCAGTACCAGTTATTATCATTGCTGAAACAGTTCAGAAAGAAGTAGCGGATCAGATTACTAAGGATGCTTTTCTCGCTGTCACAGCTGGCAAAATTCCTGCCATTCTCTTAGTTGAGACAGGTGGTCTTGCCACATCTGATGCAATGAATAATTTCATTGATTTGCAATCATACGTAAATGCGAATGCTGGTCTAGCAAACACTATTACTGACACTAATGAAGGTGAAGGCGTTGATCCTGGAACTCTAGTTGGTTATGCTGTTAAGACTCACTTCCTTCCTAATGGTTCTATCACATTTGAGAATGGTGCAGGTTATAAACATAGCACTCAACAATTCTTAGATCAATTGAAGCATATTCAGGCAGAACTAGATGATACTCCGCCGGGTCAACGAGCTCTACGTGGTAATCTACGTTCACGTCTAGCACGTATGAATGGTGTTACTGCAACCATCTATGTTGGTGGTCGTACTCAGGAAGAAAAAGAAACTACTCGATTCCTAGTAGATGACTCTGTTCAGGCATGCCAATCAGTATTGCGTAATGGTTATACCCTAGGTAGTAACCTTGCTCCTTATTATGCAGCTACTATTCTATTCAAACTAAAATATTATAGTAATCAAGAAGAGTTTATTGTTTCTGAAGGTATGGAATCCATCCTAGAGAAGCTTAAGACTATTGATTGGAATATTGTATCTGCTATCCTAAAAGCATATACTAAGACTGCATATCTTCCATGGGAATTGGAAACTGTAGATAATGATGAAGTCACTAGTTATCTTTTTGATGCTGAAAAGAAATTAGACGTATATCCTGGAGTAAGTGTATTCACTATCTATAACACTAGTAGTGAACGACTAGAGACATTTGATCTAAAATCAGGTGTAGTAGATACTAGTGTAATCTCTCCAGTAAGTACTGACATTGAAATTTTGAATGCTACATTCTCAATTGTGACTCTACTTCTAACATCAAACCAATATATCTCTTAATAATTTTAACCCATATAGACTAATCCTCTATATGGGTTTTTATTCATCTTTCGGAGCACACAAAAATGGATAAATTAGGCACAGAAGCCGAACCAAAGATATTCACACTAGGTTCCTTTCTTAATAACCCTACAGGGGATGCTGGTTCAGCCTCTCATGGTCGTAAACTAGTATTCGAAGATCTAGAAAGTCGTTTTAGATTACTAAGACTAGCTAAAAAAGAATTCAAACATGCTACCTATAAGGTAGGTACTGATATCTTCATCAAGGTTGAAATTCCATCTGAATCTATTGATGACTTCTCCTATGATGTAATCATTAAGTTCCGTGATGTAGAACCTAATAGTACTTCACTAGCAGCTAATACAATCTCAGTATTCTCCAATGCTCCATCCTTTGTATATTCATATGCATATACATTCAACATGTTCAAAATGTTGGTAGATGAGCTAGCATCTAAGATTGATAAGAAAGCACTAACCGAGTTACCTAAGATCCGTAACCCTGATGCTGTAACCTTCTATGAAAAAACCATCACAATGGCTATGATGTATATTCGTGATAATGACCTAATGAAGACCAATGTATATCGTTCTTCTTTGGTAACTATCCCTAAGTCTAAATTCAAGGATGTAGTAAAATCATCCGAAGAAAAACAAGATATGTATAATGTACTCAAGAAAGCTGAATCTAAAAAGAAAGCAGCTGAGAAAGCTGCTAAGAAGGCATTCGGTAAATTACCTGCTGCAGAAAGGCAGAAAAAGAATATCGAAAATGGTATTATTGACCGAGTAGCACCTATGAAGGTAGATAAAAAGGTCAATAAGAAATTAGATACTAAGGTTCCTAAAACTAAGGTCTCTAAAGTAAATAATAAAGTAAGCAACAAAGTTGATATGAAAATCAAGTAGATATTATGTTTGTGATCAACATTCAAAGGAGAATGAAGATAATGGCGTCTGTCGTAGATGTAGACCTAGCTACAAAATCCCTAGTAATCAAAGTTGAAAAACTAACTAAGGATAAAGAACTTCGTTCTATGGGTAGTAATATTCTATCCCTAAATAATCGACGTGTTTTTCACAAGACTATTGATATCTTTGCTAATGAATTAAGTAATGCATTACAAGCTGTACCAGAAATCCTGGAACCATATCTACAGCTAAATAAAATGATCATTGATGGCGATTTCTCCCTAGAGGAACGTGTTGATATGGTCGATCTTATTAATGAGCATATCTGCAGTAATGAGAATCTGGTAAACTATGTTCTCAACTTCGTAGAAGAGAACTATAAGGTAGACATTGAGTATCCTGTGAAGAAAGATACACAAAATGCGCTACAGATTACCAATACTCATGCAAAACGTATTATTGCTTCTGCTATTATGGCACGTATCACTATGCCACTAGTATGTAGTTATATGAAATTCCATAATCTAAAGAAAGAGATCGATTGCTTTCTAGAACTTATGGGTCGCATCATTGATTGTTTCAACTTCGATGATAATGGAGAGATTATTGAACTAGGTGTCAAGCTACAGAAATATGTGGCTGTACAGGTAGATAATACTCTCTATTCCGACCAAGTAATCTGGCGTTATCTAAAGAATATTTCTATTGATAACCACAGTGTAGCAATTGATATTCACCGGAACCTATTGACTAACATTATCCCTAAGCTAGAGGTAAATCGGTCAGTAGTATCCTACTTCCATGCTGTTATTCAGAAGCAATTGGAATATCAGTTTACTTCTAACTTCAAGCTTACCTATAAGCCTATTAGTTCTATTAGGACTGATACAGATGCTGTAAACCCATTCGTAACGATGGAACAGCGTCTATTGAAGAATAGCAGTGAACTCTCTTACATCCTAATCAAGTTTGATATCGAGAATTTCATCGAGAATCATTCTGAATTGGATGAGGAAGACCTAGCTTATCACCTGAATAACATCGTTATCCATACTGCTCAGACTCAGATCCTTGAGTTCTTCATTAGTAAGCAACTAGGACGTGGTATTCCTATCCTCTCGCTGTCAAAACGAGAGTATGTTGAAGTACTATTCATTGCTAAAAAGTGGTTTGAAGATAATGGATACAACTTCATTAGCTTTATCCTGCTAGGGATTCCAATTCCTAAGCATACAGTACGTCGTAACTTCAACAAAGGCAAACATCTACTAGAAATCATCCATTCTACTGTATATAAAGATATTGAAAAACAATACAGTAAGATTGGAGTGAAGGTGAATGAGACTGTTATCATTTCCTTCCTAGGGAGTATTCTAAATACTGACTTTGACTTCTATACTATGCCTGATGGAGAGTATTTCAAGACTGCTAGTGAACCTTCTCTACGTACAGTAATGGTTGAACTTCTAACCTTTATTGCAACGCTCTAAAATCGCGCAGAATCTTCTTAATTGAGGATTCTGCGATTACTTTTTATTGAGAATCTAATAATGCAAGACGTTAATTACCTAGTATTCGTAAATACTAAGACAAACGTAGTCTATGCAGACATCTTTTATGGTTCACATACTGTAAAAGAACACTATAAAGACACATTGAAACAAAACCTAAAATTCTATCCAGAATTGGAGTTTATTTCAGCTGTAGATAGAGCTACGCTAAATCATGCATTTAGAGGTGCTTTATGGACACACGGTAAAATTGGTATTCTAGATAAGAAATCACATCCTTTAGTAGAACTTCTCTTCTATCCAGATACTGATAAAGGTACAGACGGTTTAGCAACTAGTATTGTCTATAGAGTAGTATCTAATAGTACATTTAGACATATTTTCTTACCATTTAATGCTGATCAATTTAAGATTCTATCAAATCAATTTATTACAGAGTATTGTGCTAATTACTCTATTGATGGTCTTACAATTGATAGTTGGAATACACATTATAATAGATATGGTAATGGATCACTCAATAAGAAAGAAAATATTACTGTTCTTCATAGGGATACATTTAGTAAATGCTATCTAAATGCACTTGAATTCTTCTATAATCTTAATAAAAAAATGGAGGTAATAGATGATCGCGCTAGGATTAGTGATATTCAAGCTGAGTTTGTATCACCTGTTGATAGAGAAGGTAATAATAGGAAAAAACCGGCTGTAGCATTATATCTAGAGCGTTATTCAGCTGGTTCTGAAGTCGGTAGTAAATCTATCTTTGAAAGTAGCGTTAAATACTATTTAGATGAATTTATCTATCTATATGACATGAAGAATGTAATGACTGCAATTGATTTAGTCATTGAAGAGCTAGATAATCTACGCCCTGATGAGCGTTATTTCTTCCGTGGATTTTTGTATGAACCGATGAAGCTAGATGGTGATTCTTGGAGGATTCATACTCTTCCTCTAGAAGTATCTGCTAAAGTACTATCTAGAATGGGTACAGAAAGTGCTTTAGATAACCCATTAAGCGGTAATAAGACTGCTCTTAATAAGTTCTTTTAAAAAAAAAGAATTAGGAGGAATCCCATTACAGGATTCCTTTTTTTTTTTATTTATTTAGAAAATAATTAAGCGTAGCAGGAATTACACCAAATGTTATAGTAAAGATAAGAGATAGATATATCATTGCTTTAATATCTTTTCTATTTTGCTTACGTGCTGCACGCTTTAATGCTGCGTTTGCTTCATCAATTGGACTAAACATTAGACACCACAAGAGCTAATATTAATAGTGATATGATGTGTAAAAATGTAATACAGATTAAAGAGAATAAAGCTCGCAGCTACTATATATTTAAGGATTCGGTCAAATAGTTCGTAATCAGCCTTACGCTTAGCATTGGCTGCTTTCTTTGCCTCAATTGTTGGGTTCATACAAAAATTACTCTAGGGAAGGAAAGGTAGGGTAAAAGGAGCCCATAAAGAGCTCCTATACAATTAATTTGCAGAATCATTTTCTACAAGAGGGAACATGTACATCGAAGCATGCTTGACAAAGTGCTCAAATGTCATATTAGGGTTGCTCAGCCAGCGCTTAATTTCATTATTCAAGAGATCGCCCATATCTTTATCATTGGCGATAGTAAATTTGATCTTTCCTGTAAGAATACCATCAATACAAGGCTGTGGTTTCTTATCATCGAATTCTAATTCTTCACCTAGAATACAAATAAGCATAGTAGGGAGAATATAAGGCATCAAAGTACCACACATAGCACCTGATGTATCAATCAATGCCTCTACAAAGTTATCTAGAGGTTCACCGCAGGTAAGAGAAATTGAATCGAAGATTGGATGGATAGTAAAAGAACCGCCATTATAGCGGGTCATGATCTCAGCATCCAATTCAAAGAACAGAGGCTTCTTCTTAGTAAAAGGAAGCTTCTTTGAAGATGTAATGATATGGTAGAAGATACCACCACTAGTCTTGATAGAATTTACTGCCTGACGATAAGTACCACGAACGATCTTAGTGATCTGTTTACGGTTCTCAAAGTCCATGTTATCAGTGTTTTTATACTGAGTTGCGTAAATTTCTTTATCTACCTGATACAATTCCCACCATGCATTCACATTATCCAATTCATCACAAATCTGCTCAAATTCTTCCTCATCACAGTTGAAGTCTACATAGAGAACTTCCATACCACGCTCTGTAGCAATCGGATTCTTCGATTTACGACGAAGATTACGCTTAGATTTGACAATGACATAACCTTGTGCAAGAGGTTCTTGCATTTCAAGGTAGTTTACAGTGAATGTAATATCCATGATATTAAGGACGTTACGAACTGTTTCATTGTTATCTACAACAAGGATTTGCTTGGAAAGAACTGGAGATTTCATGATAAATATCCTAAATAGTTTTGATAAAAGTAGCCCTTTATAGAGCTACTATACAAGAAATTGATTATGAAGAAGTATGATCTACTTCATGCGGAAGAATGAACATAGTAGCATGCTTACAAAGCATATTAAATGTCAAATCTTTTCGGAACCATCGTGCAATCTCAAAATTCAATAGTTCGTCAAATTCATCACTCATACAAGTGCAGAATTTGATCCTTCCATCGAGGAACATAGAAATCATTGGTGTGTCGGAACCATCAAATTTCAATTCTGTACCGAATACTGCAAGAAGCATATTAATCAATGCAAATGGAATAGTGGTACCTGAATATCCAGCAAAATTCCCACATTCAAAAACATTCATGTGATCTTCTAGCTTCTTATGAGTAATGATTTCATGTTCATACATTGGGGTAAGACCCATAAAACCACCATTGAAGCGCGTAGCTACAGTCACACCAATATCAAATACTAGTGGTTTTTCCTGAGTAAAAGTTGATTGTACAAGTTTGTTATCAGTAATGAATTTAGCTAGGCCAGATTCATCAAAATTAAATACATTCTCAGCATCTTCATTGATAACATCCTTGATACTATTTTGAACTTCAGTAATTGAAGACCACGGAGATAATTCATTTTTAGGGTAGTCAGAGGCAAATATTTCTTTGCTAAGTTTACGTACTTCCCATGGCTTATCATTATTATAAATAATATCAGCAAGAAGACTACGTTCTTTTTTTCCTTTGAAAGAAATAAACAAAAGCTGTGTATGAGCTCTGGAGAATCGTTCAGTGGAGCAATCTATTTCAAGGCGAGGTTTTTTCCTCAAAATATAGCCTTTTGAATGCATAGCTACATCGGTTTCAAGGTTAATAACAGTAGCGTATCCATTAGCACGTGCATGTCGTGCAATATCTTCATCATATGGACAAACCATAACATGTTTGGAAACTGATGCTTTAAGGGAAGAAGTCATATTTCTCTCGCTAATGGTAAAATCCCCCATAGAGGGGGATAAAAGGATTTTGATTATTATTCTTAGGAAGAACGAACAGCAACAGGCATCATGAACATTACACAATGCGTGATAAACTTAGTGTAAGTCATATCAGGGGTCGTAAACCACCGAGTAAGCTCAGCATTTAATAGACCAGTAGCATAATCATCATCTTTCAAGGAGATTTTAAGCTTACCTTTCAAATAACTTACGATAGCTAATTTCTTTCCGCTAAACTGCAAATCACGACCAAAAATCATAATCATCATTGATGCTAACGAGAATGGAATAGTAGTTCCACAGTATGTTCTGTTCATATTATACTGCTTTTTAAGTTCTTCATAGAAAGAACTAGTATGAGCAAGCATATGATCATTATGATGAATATTGATCATGAATTTACCGCCATTACGACGATCAAACAACTCAGCGCCTAATGAAAACACAACTGGTTTCAAGACACTAGGCTTGACTGATTTAAAACCTGTATCTACAGACTTAGCAATACGCAGCATTTCAAAGATATTGTCATCAGGAGCCGACTTACGCTCTCTATTGGTGGTATCAATTTTTTCTGCAATAGCTTTAGCGACATGTCCTATCTTTAGAAAACCTGGAGCTTCCTGACCATATGCATACCGTTTCTTATTCAACTGACGGACTTGCCACCAAACACCTAATTCCTCTAGGAAAGCGGTCAAACGCATAACATCACGTTTGCTATATGTAGCAATATAGAGAATAGTGCTCTGATCAATCTGGTGGAGTTTGGATTCTTGCTGTTTAGTAGACACATAATGCATACCGTAATCAGTATCGATATTACGAGTATACTGCCAGTTATTCTTTTCTAAAAAATCAATGGCCTTAGAACAGTCATCGCACGCAATGACACGTTTTGGAATAAACACATCGGCTGGATTTGTGTTAATGATTTCTCGCAGTTTTTCCATTGTAGGAGTGATAGTTTTAGTATTCATTTTTAAGCTCTTTTAATAGGGAATGGTAAGAAATAAAGCTGTTTTGATTATTCTTCTGGAATCAGTGAAGGTCTTACTAGGAATATCGTGTCAATCTTTCCACTAGGACGTTCTTTAGCAACCTTGAAAGACATTGAACATCCCTCTACAACGGCCCTAGGACGTGTAATAGAGATGAAAAAATCCTCAACGTCACTAAGATTAGTACGACCACGTTCACCTAGGTCATCAGGAACAAAACTACTCTGTGGAATAGGTTTTAGACGCTGTATATTTGGTGTATACATATGCATTATGTCTTCATCCATGACATAATCTTTAGGAATAAAGCAATTAAACTCCGGCTTCATATGATCTTTTTTATTATGCTCAGCCAAAGCTATATCAAACAACTCTTTCATACGGTTCTTTTCAATCACTTCTGCCAACACCTCTTTAAAAGTTTTCCCCTCTGAATTCCTATTCTCTTTGCCGTCCATGGTAAATCCCTTATTAGCTAGATGATTGGCTCAGAAATTGTTCCATTGCCATATGATCATTGTACTCATGATCGTCATCGCAATCATCCTTATCAAGCATTCTTTCAATAATGCTATCATCATCATCGAAGAATACATCCTGAGTACGATGTTCCATGTGCATCCATTGTTCGTATTCTTCCTCGGTGTACCAAGTGATATCAAACCAAATCAAACCACGGAATTCACCGAGAGCAGCATAGCTAATACTTCCATCAGCCTCTACTACACGATAAGTACCTCTTGGTAAGCTGTTCTTTGTATTATGAAACTCAAGGTAGTTAACAGTGGATGCTGCTTTAGACAACGAAACCTTCATAGAGATAGCCATTTCAATTAATCCCTTAAAAATAATAATCGATACCTAGAGAGATATCATTATCCCCCTAGGTGAAAAACCATTTATATCACTATTTGGATCATACAAATAGTTTTTTCAGCTCTGAATCTATTCTATCTTGAGAATATTCATCCTCTAGACTGATGAATACAGTACTACCACGCTTACCGATAGCACGATACATATCATACAGACCGAAAGATTTAATATGACGATCATCTACTCCATCCAACTTAGAAGTAAACAACTCACCTTTCTTAAAACCTTTCCTCTCTTCTAGAACTTTAGATAGAAACGATGGAACTGGAATGCTATTGGGCATTATTTTCTCCTTTCAAAAGTATTATATATGCATCAAACAGAGTTATTTACCCCCTCATATTAGATTGAGGATAACCACCACTCGATACCACCTCATCTAATACAGCTGGTTGAGAAGAACTTACCGCATCCCTAGGATGACGACTATAAATATTCTCTCTAGCCTCCATTCTAATCTCTTGAAGACTCTCTGGAGTATGAGAAATACTATCAAAGATCATAATAGACTCTAGATTAACAGGTCTCCCATCCAATTTCTTCAAATCTGCTGCAAGTTCAGCAGAAATCTCTTCAATGGACGATACATGAACCTTTTTATTGACCGGATTAAACATGATATAACCTATCGAATTAGATTTTTAAAACCCTATAGGGGAATATTTAACTCTCCGATATAAATATCAGAAAGAAGATTTAGCTAACCTTAGGCACACCAACCAAAAGCTTAGCATTCGCTATAACCATTTTGATTTCTTTTACATTATTACCGCAGGCTACAATAATTATTTCTGACTTAGATTTATTCATTTGATTATTTTAGTCCATATAAATATGAAAGGGGTATTTTTCAACCCCTAGGGGAATATTTAGTGATTTGATATTTATATCGGGTTATGCAGTCACGGGTAGCATATAGAGCGAACAGTGTCGAATGAATCGTTCGATGGTCATTGTAGGGGAAGTGAGCCACCTCCTCAATTCACTATTTAAAAGATCCGTCTCCTCTGATCTATATCCAAATTGAATTTTAATATGACCATCTAGGAATTTCTGAATATTTGATGTAACCATATCAAACCTCAGATCTGATCCGAAAATAGCTATTAAAACGTTGAACAGACAAAATGGAATAGTATTACCAATGTACCCTAGATTAATCCCTAATTCTGCCTTCTTCAGAGCTAAATCTATCTCATTCCCCTCTATATTTTTATCATCTTGAGAGATAAAGATATGGACATTAGCAGAGTTATTAGACTTATGAGCATTAACTTCAAGCTCAAATGTAACAGGAAAGAATCTGTTAGGATTTACATTTATATCAGACAATACTTCAAGAAGACTTTTAGTTCTATTAGTATATGTCGAGTACGTCTGATATGACTCGTTAATAGCTGCCTCAATAGATCTGGAGGTAGTATTATAGTCAGAATATTCTTTGTGAGTCTTATGGAAGAGTGAATCGTTGAGATAAGTAGTATCAATTGACTTGATGTACCAATGTTGGTCTAATCTGTCTAGTTGATTGAATAGGTGTGTTCTATCTTTTGTGGAGATGTGGAGTTCGTAATCAGTATCTTCTTGAGAGAGGATTGCTGATCTGATTTTTGCCTTCCTATCTACTCTAGGATTATTGACGTAACCTTTAGCAATTAGATCTGGATCATTACCTCTTAGGTGTCTGGTATAGATGATTCCAGGATCGTTGTCTAAGAGAGCAATAGTGGTAGGATTATCGTTGGTAACGAGGATGTGGTTAGGGACTCGGATTGCTCTGGAAAGGCTCATTTTATCTATGTTCCTAAATGATTGAGGAAGGTTTGCATTATTAATGGTTAGGAGGAAGAACTGTCTTCTTCTACAGGTATCATGAACATCATTGCATGTTGGATAAACAACTCTTTTGTCATATACTGATCAGTGAACCAGCGCTTAAGCTCTAGATTCAAGATAGTATTAAACTCTTCTACTCCTTCACCATCGTTATCCAAATCTATATTGACACAGAACTCAATAAGTACCTTCCCCTCTAGGTATTTTTGGATGTTAGGGCGTTCTGTAGTATCGAAGTTCAGTTCTGGACCAAAGATTGAAATAAGGAAGTGAATGAGTGAGAATGGGATAGTGGTTGCACACAATTCATTACAGTACTCATTTACTTTGTCTGCTTCATAATCAAGAGTGAGATGATTGAGGAGATATTCACCGTCCTTTGTACCCTTGAATGCATCAAGACGTGGATAACCACCATTGTAACGTGTAGATGCTTGTACCCTGAGTGAGAAGAAGATAGGTTCTTCAACAGTTGGTTGGTATTCAAGCTCACTGATATAATCAATAAGCCCCCTTGGATTCTTTGACATCTCAAGGAATGTATAGTTGACTGATTTAGTAAGCTCATCAACTACATCATCAAAGCTTTTGTAGCCTTGTTCCTCACCTTCATCTTCATAATCAGATGCAAGGTATTTCTTGTCTAGATTCAACATCTCCCAATTAAAATGGAAGAGACTAAGACCTTTACATACTGTCTTACGTGTTGATACAGAAGAGTTAAGGAATACATGGAGAACTGGTTTAAGTTCATCCCATTTTTTAAGGAGTAAAGAAGGTTCTTGATT